AACCCCGATGCCATCCCCCGGGGCGCCCGGCGGACAGCCGCCGGTCTCTGCGTTCTTCCTGCTCGTCCCATACATCACGGGCTTTCAGCATCCTTGCCTTGTCTACACACTATGTTCCGCTCAATTGCACTCGGTGGAGGCGGCGTGCGTGGAGGTCTCCACATTGGTGGACTCCGTGCATTGGCTGAACGACAACCCCTGGTGTTCCCCGACGGACTCTACGGATGTTCCATCGGTTCCATTCTCGCAACGGCTCTGGCATTTGGTTTCACAGTGGAGCAGCTAGAGTCAATTCTGGAGAAGGAGTTTGTGCTGTCCAACTTCATTCCACCTGTGACCCTGTCGTCGCTGATGTCGTTTCAGGCCAAGAAGGGCATGTTCTCCATGGACATGCTCGAAGAGACCATTCTTCAGGGATTCGACCGGTTCGGAATTGACTTGCGCGGAAAGGTCATTGCCGATGCGCCCCAGAAACTGTGGATCGTGGCCGCAAACCTGACACAGAAGAAGACGATGCTACTGACAGGGCAGGTTCCCGTGCTTGCTGCCATCAAGGCCTCGTGTTGTATTCCAGGCGTCTACCAGCCGCAAACCCTGTTCAACAATGTGTATCTGGATGGAGGAGTCAAGTGCGACTGCATTGTGAGCGTGGTGCCCAAGGGAACCCTGGTCTTTCATATCGGATATGCGCAGGGACCGCTATTGCCGTCTGCGCTCGAGGCCATGGAGATTGGGGAGTTCTTCCGCAATGTCTACGCCAATGTACGCGAGGGGCTGCGTCCAAAGTATCCGAATGTGTTGGATTTCGTGGAGACCAAGTTGGGTCCCTTGTCGGATGTGACGCCCGAGGAGAAGCGGTATATGCTGGATCTTGGATATGAACAGGCCTCACACTTTTTCGCCAAATTGGGATACAAGAAACTGATCGAGGGAGGCGGTGGTGACGCGCTGGGTGAAGTCGGTGATGCCGTCTGAGGACTCCACCTTGATTGTGGGGTATCCATCGACTCCGTAGGCGGTGCAGGTGGCCACGTCCTCTTCACAATTCACCGTCTTTCCGACAACCTTGGTGGTCCCGTACGTTGCCGGGAGCTGGAGTGCCTCCCATTCGGGCTTGGCCTTTTGCGAGTGACCGCACCAGTCCGTGTAGAAGAAATACAGCGTCGCATTCCCTTCGAGGGTTTCCTTCAGCGCAGGACGCAGTGTCGGCTTCCAGTAAAGATATGCCAGCACCGCAATCAAGACGAGGATGGCCGACTCAAGCCAGTACATTGTTGAAGGAGACGAGAAATTCTACGCTGCTTTTCATACCAACGACGATAGGCCTCTTCTGCAGAGACGGACTCCTTCAGCTGAGTCCACGCGATATCCGTGGTCATTCTCTCAGGCTCGTAAGGACGCGGGTTCACGGTGAACCATCGTCCTTGATAGCGTAAAACGAATTCAGGCATTAACATAGTCTCTTTGGTTAAGGGTAAATGGAAGCAATTAGCAAGGTGATTCTTGCGATTGTCCTCAATTACGGGGTCCACTACGCCTCGATGGCGGCTCATAACTCGATGTGCATGCCACATACCATGCAAGAGGTGGCTCAGTCGCTCTTCCTCACGGCGAGCCCGGCGTGCTCGACCTTGTTGGCGATCGGGCAACACACACAGAACGGATACGCGGCGGCAGTGACGACAGGGGCAGTTAATTTGGTAATGGATGGATTGAAGGTTGCAACTTAGACCCGCAGGCCGCCGCCCGGGAAGCCGACCAGGCCAGCGCCGATACCGAAGCCAGCGCCCGTGCGAGCCGAGGCCCCAACGCTCGGAGCGTAGATGTCCAGGATCGCGAACGTGGCCGTCGCGACGAGGGCGATCATGCCAACCTCCGACACCTTCAGTGTCTTCCCAGGGAACACATACGCGGCGATGGCCACGGCGAGACCCTCCAAAAAGTATTTCAAGAGGCGCATGACAAGGTCCGACATGTCAATACCAGGGGCGGCAGTGGGCTTCGGCTTAGACTCCATTTTATTCTAAGTGTGGGAAGAAATTCCTAGACGACATCCTTATGGGTCTTCCCACAGGCAACCAAATAAACGAGCGACCTAGACACTCCCAACTTCTCCGCTAGTGCGTAGTTAGACAAGTTATCGGGGTTGGTGCGAACGAGGCGCACGCCATCGTCTGTCAACTTAAGGTTGGGTTGAGAAGCTCGATTCTTACCTTTTGATGCCACAGATACGACGCGCCCGACGCATCTCTTATGTCCTTGCATTGACTTTGATATCTTTGCCTTTGTCTCGTCTGTTGCTCTACGATTTCGTTGGGCCTCGCCCATTCTCCGCTTGGTCTCCTCATTGGTCTTGTAATCATATGGTCGTCCGCGACCGCATAGGGTCTGGTTGTATCCACCCTCCCATACGTATGACTGGTATTGTTCTGCATAGTAACACTCCATATTGTCAAGCGCATCATCTGGAACTTCGCATAGAGTCTCAATCTCAAACGCATCTACGCCATACTTGTTAATGGCGTTACCCAATAGGGTTCTACCCTCCGCGCGTTTTGATTTGTAGACATGCTGTTTCCACCTTAAAAGTGGGTCATGTAAAGATCTGCCGATGTACGACTTTCCGTTCTCCTTACAGCGTATTCTATAGACGAACCCCATTGTTTATTCGTCGAGATCTTTATTTAAACTAGAAGGTATAGCACCTACTGAGTGCGAGCCAGGAACAAACGCCCACCCAGGACGAGCGCCGCAATCGTCCAGACGAACCACCACGAGACATAGTTCGACACGTAGTAAAGCACGATGTAGAAGACAATCGCGTGAAGCAACGCACTCCACACAATCCCGCTAGGGAGGGCCGGGATGACAACTCCGGGGCACAAGAGGAAGAAGACGACGGCGCACGTGTAGAGATCGTACATTGTATCCTCCAAAGGTATTTTCACACTGGAGACCCAGTTGAAGAAATGCCCACTGAGCAGCTTCCCATCCACGAGGACGACGGCAGCCGTATTGACTATCTTGATGAGGACCCCGAGATCCCGAACCAGCGCTACTGCATCATCTCGTTCCTCAGCCCGGAGAAGGTGATTCAGCAGAAGAGCGAGTTCTACTTCAAGGAGTTTATTACGTGGATGGACTACCAGTGGAAGGTGAAGGGCCTCGAGCACCTCATGGCGTTCGTCTCCAAGAAGTATTCGATCAAGGTCGACGACCTCCTGAAGGATGCGGAGGAGTTCGTCAAGGTGCGGAATGCCGAGGTGAAGGCTACGGATGTCCACGAGGAGTACCAGGTGTTCCTCCTCAAGCACGAGAAGGAGCTCCAGGAGAAGTTCGACTCGGCAGTCAACTTCCGCACGAACATCCGCGGCGTCAAGGTGCGTCGTGCGTTCCCGTCCATCGAGGAGACGCAGATGTTTGCCAAGGTTCTCCAGCGCAAGTACCCGAAGGACAATCTGTACATCGGCAAGGTCGGTTGCTGGCTGCCGTGGGACCCCTCGGAGCACCTGATGCCCGAGGTCGAGTATGCCGAGCGCGAGCTGAACGAGCTGATGCGCAAGTACAAGGAGAACGAGGTGAACAAGGAGATGTTCTTCGCCGAGCAGCGCGAGGACTCCATGAAGAAGCAGAAGGAGGAGAATGAGCGTCGTCGCAAGGCCAATGCTCTGGAGGCTGAGGCGGAGGCACAGGGACGTAGCAACGCGGCTGCGTCTCCTGCGGCTCAGCTCACCGATCTCTCGATGCCTGTCCATCCGGCAGAGGGCGTCATCCGCGAGTAATTTCGCGGAGAGATGTAAATGGGTGAGTTTGACGTAATCCTCGACTCACTAAAGCCAAAATCTGGTGGCAAACGTCGGCGTCGCGGTGGGGCCACCACTCGTCGTGGATCAGTAAGTGCAGAGACGCTCAAGACGGGCCTCGTGGCCGGAGGAGTGAACGCGGATGCCGCAGCCAAAATCGCGGACATCATTGCATCTGCGCAAAACATCCAATTGGAGAACCAAACCGCCGAGACGATTGATAAGACTCGCGCGGTGGTGAAGGCGGCAACAGAACTCACTGATTCCAGTCGCGCTCTCCTCGAGAGTAAGCTCAAGGAGGCAGTCGATACGCTGACATATGTTTATGCGAACGTCAAGTCCGCAGCACCTGGACTGGCGACTGGAGCCGTTGTTGGCGTTGGTGCCGTTGGATATGCGAGTTGGCAGAGCAAATACGTCAGAGAGGCCATGTTGATGATGATGCCAATGATCATTGACGACGTGCAGAAGTATGTGAAGGAGACGCTGTCGATGAGTACATTGTTTTCAATTGCTCTCTTCATCTTTACAATTCTCTTCGTCAACTCGATTACAAGGAATAGCAAACCACCCAAACCCCCGACTGTGGAAAAAGATGCATTGACCTTGTTTGAGGCGGATATACCAACAGAGGAACCCACAACGAAAGAACTCGATAATGCTCTCAAGGAACTCGATATGAAGGTAGCTGCAGCAGAGGCCGCGCAGGCGCTTGGAAATACACCGGTGTGGACAGGCGCCAACGCTGTGCCGCTCGCCATCAAGAACGGATCCACGGGTGGTCGTCGTCGCTCTACTTCCCGTCGTCTGCGCCGCGCTGCTTATTTACCCAGACGGACACGGCGTTCTTCTTCTGGACGGCGCCGGGGGTATAGTCGTCGGCAGCGAGGATAGCCGAGTGGAACGGCTGATTGTTCGCCCACAAACTTGAATCGCACATCCGAAATGGCGGGTGTTCTGCGGCCTTGTACCAGAACACCTGATCCTCCAACTTGTTCGAGTTCACATTGTTGCAAATGACCAAGCACTCGAAGTTCTCTGTGCATTGGTCCATGAACGTACAGAACATCTCAAAGGTTGGAAACATACCTGCGTAATTCTCGTAAATCCTACGACGATTACCTAGGATATTCTCGCGGAGAATGAAGACAAAGTCCACGTTGGTGCGGAGATTCGGCGTGATGCCGAGCGGATACTGCATGGTGATAATGGTCATCATGTCAATGTGACGGCCGTTCATAAAGACGTAGCGCGTGGACTCTTCCTTGATCCATGTCGCATCGTACAGACAGTCATCGAGAATCAGGAATGCACGGGGGTCAATGTTGGACTGGCCGCCACTTCCGTTCTTGGAGGCGTTACGCTTCTGTTTCATGGTCATTTGGCGCTTGATCACATTCATCACGATTTGGGGCGTATACTTGTCGTGAATGAACTTGGATGGAACCATGTGCTGAAAGAACTCGTTGGCCACCTCCGTGCCCGAGATCACCGTACCCACAGGGAAGTCCTGTTGGCAGTTGTAGAGGATATCGCGAACCAAGAAGGACTTGCCCGTATCCTTCTTACCGATCACCACCATCATGGGGCTCTTGCGAGAGTCAATCTCACAACGGGCCTTGATCATCCCAATGTCAAACTTCTTCAGCGAAAAGTTCATCTTGTGTTGTCCTGTGGAAAGAATGTAGGCGTTCAGACCCAGTGTTTCATTCCTTCCATCTGAAGACAATGGTGAAAGAATTAAGGACTCAGTCTCTGGATTTGAAGCTCCACCGCTATCCGAAGATAGACGGCACTGACTGGGACCTTACCCACATGCAGCCCTTCTTCCCTCCTCTGGAGACCCTGTTCAAGACGGAGAGGCTATCGAACCTGTCAGAGTATGGTATC